GCTTGGTCTCTATCCCATCGTATTCCATAACCATAACCTGAAGGTAAATTTTCCCATGCAGAAGGAACAGTAGTATAAATGGTTATATCGCTAAACTGGATTAAATCATCCCAGTCATCTAGCTCAATAGAATACCTTGTAGCAGTAATTTTAACTGATAAATCATCATTTATCTCTACACCATCTATGACTACTTTATATTCACCGCCATAATTATCTCCATTTACTGTGATTACATCCCCTGGTTCAAGGGTTAATAATTCACTTCTACCGCTGAAAGATACTTGGGCAACCTTAAAAAACTTACGCTGAAATACTAAGCAGGCTAGTTTTTGAACATGGATAGCATTTTGAACCCAAGGAATAAATACAGTATCATCACTAATATAATTAGTGGTAGAGCCTTTACCTGGGACTAGGGCTTTAAGCATATTGTCTTGTGGCTCATCCTCTTTTTGCCATGCTACATATCCACTATCTGATAATTCTTCTGATAGTTTAGAGTAGTCAAAGCTCTCTTTAACTACTAATGAGGTAGTAATTGTTTTTTGGCTTGTTTTAGATAGGACGGATAAAACCAGTTTATCTCTCACCAATATTCTAGCATGACACATATTTAACAATGTGGATAGTATAGTTTGTCTGGTTGATTTTTTCCAAAAACCCCCATTCCACTCTAAGCCCCAACTATCAAAGGTGGAGGCAGCACTGGTAAATGAGTCATTATCTATCTCACTGTCTGGAACACCAAAATCTTTTAGTATCTCTTTTATAATATCCGCTGGATTGGTAGTTGAGTTGTAGCTAAACTTAGTGGGCATATCTAATATCTTTTGCCCACTAATCCACACACCACAAGCATCTGGAGTTCCATCTAAATCAGAATCAGCTATGATAGGCTGAAACACCCTCCAAGAGTTACCAAACTGGTCTGTCTTGGTGGATTGTGTAAATGTGTATTCACTGGAAGACCATGACTGTTTTATTCCCCACTCAGCAGGTGCATGCACTTCAGTGATTGTATAAGTATTGTCAGTAGAACCAAGTAAATAATACCTATCCCCACTTATCTCCACAGGCCGTAAAGGGATGTATGCAGTGCCAAAACATACAGGCACGCAAAGGTCTTCATCCTCATAATAATTGTCTGGAAACAAAGCTTTTACATATTGGGTGTTTGGATATGCTCCTTCTAAATATTTCTGTAAAAAATCTTCACACTCCAAAGTAATTGACTGATAACTACCATAGGCTCGTATGATATTGAATTTCCACTTAGCAATTAGATTATCATCCACCAACAAGTAAATTAAAACACTACCATCTACAAAATCATCCGCTGTATAAGTATTGTCTTTGTTTCCAATTTCAATTTTCACTTCATTAGGTGCAATAATCCCTGTTTCTGATTGGTCTCGGTTTAGAGTAATACCAGGAAAATCCACTATGTTAAAAGAATAAGTTGTTGAATTGTATGTATATTCTCTAGTTGACCAGTGATAGGTATTACTGTTTGCATCAGTTATATCAAAGAGCCAAATGGCTGATTTATAAGTTTTGCTTAATAAATTTAATTGTAAATCTGTTAGACTCCTCATACTTTGGCCTTCCAATAAACTGTTCTATCTGCTGAAACAGCATTATCCACAGTAATATCAAAGCTTGTAGCACCTGGGTTTGTAACATAAGCATCTTTAACCTCACTATGTGTTCCTGTTAATTGAATGTTAGTAGGTGTTGTAAGCAATCCATGATTTACCGTTACGGATGTGTTGCCGTTAGCGATTGTAGCTGAACCTTCGTTTTTTGATTTCAAATAGCTACTTCCATAATTGAAATTGCCAATGAAATAAGGTCTATTATTCCAAATCGTACTTGGAGATACAATTCTCCCTTTTCCTAGCTGAGCCTTGTTAGACGCAGGGAAAAAAAATGCGGCATCGGCATTCGTCCCTGCTTCCACTAAAAAATTATCAATTATTACTTGGTAAGAGGTATCTACTTTTACTCCATAATATCCTAAACCACTGCCCGCTTGGCTTACAGCCCCCAAAGTCAAACCAAGCAAGTGAACTGGAGCAGAATTGAGAATATGTATTCCATTATAATTAGCCTTATTAACTCGGCATCCAATAAAAACTATATGGGTGCTATTATCAATATAAATATTGTCTTTGCCACTGTTTTGGCAACCTAGATTGACAAATTTGATTTGAGACGAATCCTTTATATAGATGTCTTCCTCATCGGAACTTTCTATAAAGCATGTATCTACATAAATACAATGACAATCAGTAAGGCTAAAAAACCGCCCTTTGGTATGGTCACTAATATTGCAAATCCTTACTCCTGCACAATTATTCTGTTCTATACAAGGATTTGACGTTGAATAATCTGCATACCTCACATTATTTATGTGAGTTCCTAACCAAAATTTACCAGTAGCAGCAGAAGCATCACAATAAAGAAGCCCAGCACAATCATTCAACCATAAATCACTCATCAGGATTTCTTTATTGCCATTAGGCGTTGTATCATCATATACAGGTTCACAAAAATGACCAAGCAATTCGTATCCTATATTCCTAATAAGAAAAACACGTAAAGCTCCACCCGTTAATTTCACAAAGCCTCCAGTATGAGAGCCATCACCAACAATCCTCCCACCGATGAAAAAGGTATACCAAGCACCATTCACATTAAACATATAATCATTAGTTTCACATTTAAGCTCGGCATTAGAATCCATCAAAAATGTCATCCTGCTCTTTGTAACATTTATGGTATTGTTAATATGATAAGTTCCTGAGGCTATATAAATATTTCCTTGAATATTATCATGCGTGCTTTGTAATACACTTGCATCATCTGTGCCTGCTGTGCCTGAAGCAATTAAATCCCCTTTGTAATCTCTGGCAATGATAGAGCTACCGTCAATATAGACAATTGCATTGTAACCAAAATGCTTTAAACGCTTTAATGTTCCATCACTATCATGCTCTACTTGTAAAAACTCAACTAAAACATTACCCCAATAATCCTCATCACCATTAATCACTGGTAATCTTGCCATATCTAAACCTCCTACCCTTGCCCAAACTTCCCTTGTCCAAACTTCCCGTGTCCAAATCCTTTGCTTACAATGGCCTTTAAGACTTTCAGTCTAACAGGGTCAATTGAATATAAACCACCTGCTGCCATTGCCCGCTTCATCTCAGTGTCAAACCTCACTACATAATCATACCCATCCTTGGGATTTTGCCACCTAAAAGTTTTTGACTTCAGCACGGCTAAGTAAAAACTAAACAAATCATTACTCTCACTTTTCATCAAAGTAGGCCACTTCAAAGTAACATAAAACTTTACATCGCCTAAATCTATCCGCTTCTCATCAAATCCACTGCCCAACAATACCTCCTGCCAAGGCTCACCTCTTTCTACCATTGTCTCTTGTGGTTCTACGGGCAAGTAGTAATTATAATCAGGTATTGAAAAATCTAAGTAATCTTTCATCCGCCCTGCTGTCCTTTCATATGCCCCTATATCAACACCCTCACCCCACGGGACAGAGTTGCTTTCATAGTCCTCTGTCAATCCAACATTCACTCCTGCATCTATGCAAGGAGAGGTAGGCTGGAGGTGGAAGTCATAATAATCTGCATCTACAAAAAGTGGGTCTTGATTAAGGCTGTTTGTCTCTCCTGAAGTACTCTCCCATTCAGACAGTGAGTTTTTATCAGAATACTCCCAACTCCATCTATTATTACCCCCTGTTGTATGGTAGCAATTATTAGAGGCTGTATATGTTACTGATGTGGCACTTGTTAGAACATAGTATGAGTAATCCCCCACAGGGTCTTTCAATATATTGTTCTTAAAATTGACAGTGGTATAAGGTCCAACATACAGCATCCCCATCTCACCAGTCCCACCAACAACTTCGCACTTATTATTCACAAAGACATTATTATAAACATTAACTGTTACACCACCTGTATCTACACCACCAAGGCGCAACCCTGTCAAAATAGTATCAGTGGTAACACCTGTATCACCATTGTCATAAACTATATTGTAAGTAAAATCACCACTACATAATTTGCCTGCTGTAACAGAGCGGTAATAAGCCCCTCCACCATAACAATCATGTATTTTTACCTTTGTTATATCAACGTTAGTGGATTCATACACAGCTATGCCTGGGTCTGGTTTTTGTGAAGAAGTCAGTCCAGCCCCTGTATTATATATCTCACCAGATGAAATGCTGATATTATCACAGTCACTTGTTACCTCAACACCCCCACCGTCACCACCAGCTCCATCATCACTAGGAAGCATAGCACAATCATGCACTGTAAAATTGGATAGAGTACTGTCTGTTACGCCTGAAGCAAAACGAATGCCAGTTCCTAAAGTATCATACACAGTTACATCAGATATAGTTACATCAGAAACATCACTGCCACCTACACCTATTCCACTATAATGACATCCATAAGAAGTAATATAATTCAAAGTAATATTGTTAGAAGTGCCATAAATACAAATATTACCGCCTGCCGCATCTATATCAGCCCTATCATTACCACCATAAACGGTTATATTCTCTATTGTTATGTATGTTTTGCCATTTATAGTTATAGGAGAAGTTCTTTGCCCTGCTTCAATTGTATAACTTGAAGGGTCAAAGCCTAAATACAATGTTCCGCTATCATATCCCCATTCATCAGCACCCAAACTGCCTACAGTTCCTTTGCTTATCCTTGAACTGTCTCTTAAAACAACATTGGGCGTTGTAGTAAAACCTGACTTGTAATACTCCCCATTTGCATCAGGGCCACTCCATCCAGTTATAACATCAGCACCACTAATCTTAGGTTTATCACCACTTCCATAAGCCCCAAAGGTAATAGGACTACCATCTGAACCAGAAGAGGGAATAGTTAAAGTCTCCCGCCAAATTTCACCTCGTTTAAAATAAATATTATCACCAGCATTAAAACTGGTAGAATTTACCTTAGATACAGTTTTCCAAGGCTGGGTTTGCGTCCCAGGGTTACTGTCATCACCTAAAGCTGCATCTACATAATAATTAGCCATTTCTCTTCTTTTCTAACCATTCATTTATTTCTTCCTGAGCTACCAAACCTTTATCTTTCAAAAGAGCAACCAAAGCAGTTATTTCTGCTAGTAAGTCTTGTATCTGTGCTATTCTAGTATTCAATTCTTGCTCCACTGCCTTTAATGTTTCAATTTTAATTTTCCCAACCCTCTCTTCAAGCAAAACAATCCGTTCTAAAAGTTGCTTTCTAGTTGGTTTTTTAAATTTGATAAGTTTCCCCATTCAAAACTCCTAAGTTAAATCTACATATCTCCAGTTTCCATTCACATAAGCATAAAGCCTTTGCCCTGGATTACTTGCATTAGTATCTGCTGCCAAAATAATCAACCCACTAGCACCAGTTGGAGGAGTATAATTAGTAAAATTGCCCCCATAATCATCTACATCTTCTCTAACTCTAACACCTTCAGTAAAATAGCCCTTTCCTGAGACATGGATAGCCTCACTGGGGTCTGCTACTCCTATGCTAACGCTACCCTTTAAGAAAGTTTTTGTGGTACTATCATTTCCCAATACTACTGTATTACTCCCCTTTCCTGTAGCTCCATACCCAATCACTATCTCATTAGTGACCCCATCAGCAGATGCCTTAGTATCACTACCAATAAAAATGCATTGAGAGGAGGTTTGATTAGGATCTGTACCATTAGCAATGTAATACCCAGCTGATGTCCCAAGACCCAGGTTATTATCCCCAGTAGTATTAGCACGGAGGGCATTAGTCCCAATGGCAAAATTACCCCCACCAGAGGTATTACTGTACAAAGCATATGCACCGATGGCTATGTTATTGAAATCAGTAGAATTGTAGAGAGCATACAAACCAATAGCCACATTACTACTACCTGAAGTGTTAGCATAAAGAGCATAAGGACCAATAGCCACATTGCGTTTACCAGTTGTATCGGCATGGAGTGCATAAGGGCCAATCCCCACATTATGATAAGCTGTAGTGGCTGCAACTAACACCTCCTCACCTATCCCAACATTATAACTGCTGTGGTAGGTCTCAGTTGCAGTTGAACCCATAGTAAAGTTACCCGCACTTATACCTATGAAAAGATTATGTCCTTCAGTGGTTACAGTTCCATTATTGCCATAGTTAAAATTATGAAAGAATGCAGTTCCTTCTTTATATATAATCCCATATTGATTGGCATGGGTCGTATTCTCTAGATTTATACTACCAGTCATATCAAGCTGGTAATCAGGACTTTTGCCCAGCCCTAATCTACTATTTGCTCTATCTATATACAACGGCTCAAGAAAACTAAGTCTAAGCAGCCACCGCCCTGTGTTTGAGCCAATGTCGTCAGGTGCAATCACATCTGGAGAGCTTTCCGAGGATGAGCTACTAGCATCAAAAATATGAACATAAATATAATCATCTGTTACAGTGAATGCTAACTCGCCGTCTTGTATAGAGTTATATGGCAAGGCATTGCATACACTCGTTTATCTTCAGCCATATCTCAACCTCTTCAATCTAAATCTAATTTATTCCATCCCAATACTCGTAAATCAATTGAAAATCCATCAGCATAAAATCCTCTTTTGAGGCTATTTTCTAAATCCGTATCAAAACGCACTACATAAGTGCAACTATCTGTGGGATGTGTCCATTTGAAGGAGTTGATTTTACCATTAGCTTTGTTCTCATTAAAATAAAAATCAAATAACATTGCAATCTGGTTTTTGTTTAATTGAGGAAAGTCAAGTGTAACTACAAAAAACGGTTCACTCATGGCCACCCTTTCCTCATCATTGTCTTCTGTTTCAACAATTTTATACTCTGCATCTATATTTTCAGAAAAACTCTCTACAGGTAAATCAGGAAATTCTGCATCATAATCTGGTTCTTTATGAGGTAAATAATTAGCCATTTTACCTGAAATACTGCACCACTGCCATCCATCGCCCCACGCCCAACCATCTGCCCATTGCCAAGAAAAGAATGACTTAGCCATTAGTGCGATATCCTCCTCACTTGCTTAATCAG